CGAGCCCAGCCTTACGGCAAATGATGGAAGGGATCAGTAACAGGATGGCCGACCTGGATGCAATGAACGACAGGTTGAAGCAGGCAGAGCGCAGGGTTGGAAGTCTCAACAACAAGCTCGCTGCAGCGCCCGTAATGCCCAAGGCACCGACCGCCGAAGAAATCGCACAGGCTGCAGAATCCGATGAGAAACTGCAGGAGTTTTTGCGTGACTTCCCGGTCCATGCGGAAGGCATTCAGGCCCTGATCAATAAGAAGCTGCAATCCCAGACAACTGGTATTCCGGTGGAAGAGATCGAGGCAATACGGGAGAAGCTGCAAACCGACTTCGACCAGAAACTTGACACTGCCCAAAAGGGATTTGAACTGAAGCTGCTGAAGTCCAAGTACAAGAATCATCGTGAGATCGCCCTTTCACCCGAGTTTACCGGCTGGATCGAGACACAGGATGAAGAGTGGAAGACTAAAGCCGGTGGATGGAATGCCCTGGATGGTATTGAGGTTCTCGATAGGTTCTTTGAGAGCCGTAGAGCGAAAGACGATCTGCCCGACATTACGGGCGAACGCGAGGCCCGTTTGGATTCTGCTGCTGCCGATACTCGGAACACCAGCCGGAACAAACCGGTACGACAAAAAACAGTGGCCGAGATGAGTGAAGCCGAGCTTTACGATTATGAAGCCAAAAAGATATGGGGGAAACAATAATGGCCCAGCAGACATATTCACTGGTTCCGTCTCGGAACCTGATCCGCGCAGAACTGGAAATGCTTTCTCATGCCGAGCCCGTAATGGTGCTTGGTACTTTCGGGAAACAAATGGAGCAGCCGCTCAATAAAACGGACACCGTCGTGTTCCGTCGTTTGGACCCCTATGCAATGGGTTCGAATGGTGTTGCAGTTATCAATCCCGCTGATTTCCAGCTGTCGGAAGGTACGACCCCGACCCCCGGAACGATCAGCTATACCGACGTTTCGGTCACCCTTAAGCATTACGCTGTTCTGTTCAAACTGACCAGCAAGTCCGAGTTGATGTACGAAGATGACATCCCCGGCGATATGAAAATTACCACGGGCCAGACCCTTGGTGAGGTCGCGGAGCTTGTCGCTTATGGCGAGTTTAAAGCAGGAAGTTCGATCATTTACGCCAACGGCTCTACCCGCGCTGGCCTGAATACCGCGCTCTCCATCCAGAAACTCCGTATGGCCGCTCGTACCCTGGAGAACAACCTGGGTAAGAAGGTCACCACCTGGATTCAGCCCGGCCTAAAGTTCGGCACCGCTGGCTTCCCGGCAGGTTATATCGTATTCTGCCACACCGACGTAAGCTCGGACATCCGGGATCTCCCGCATTTCCGTGATCGCGTCGACTACGGCACCGCAGTTCGCCCGGTCCATGACCGTGAGTTCGGCGCTTGTGAGGAGTTCAGGTTCGTATCGAGCCCCTTGTTCCGTCCTTTCTTGGCCGCTGGTTCCGCAACCCTGAATGGTATGGTTGCCGCTGACGACACCAACACCGACGTTTATCCCCTGATGGTAATCGCCGCTGAAGCCTGGGGTCATGTGAGCCTGAAGGGTCATGGCAAGACCTCGATCAGCCCGACCTACCTGCCGCCCAGCCAGAAGACCCATGCCAACCCGAGTGGTACTTTCGGGTACGTTGGTGCTGACTTCTGGTACGCGCCGATCAGATTGAACGAGAACTGGTTCGTTCGGATCGAGTGCTGTGTAACGGACCTGGAAGCGTAACAATAACTGAGGGGTGGGGGTAATAGCCTACCCCTTCTTTGGAGGAGAATATGGGACAGAGCATTAAGAGACGCATCAACGGCTTGGCCAACAAGAACGATGCGTTTGAATTGAGGAAACTGCTGGATGCGGCCCTCGCTGATATCGCCGCATTGCGAGTGGATATGGCGAACAGGATCGCAAACCACAATACGCTGATTGCGAAGCTGAACCTCGATGGCGGTGTAACCGACACGAACTACGCTGCCGCAACCGCTGCAACGTCAACTACTGCTAATTTGGAGGCATAAGAGCATGAGCAATAATCTGTCTGATGGACCCCGTGGTGGGACCATGTGTATGGGCCGTGTTGGCCTGGCAATCGGTGACGGCGCAAAGACCGGCCCGGCCCTTGTCGTCGCTGCATCCTATTGTATCGACGGTATTGGCTATATCACCACCGCCGCTGCAACCGTAAAACCGTTGACCGCTGTCGCTACGCCGCAGGCCGCATTGACCAAATGCCTGTACTTGATCTGCGTAGATGCATCCTTCAACGTCACCAGCGTTAAGGGCCGCGAGGTTCTGGTCGCTGATCTTGTAGCCGGAAACGACGTTCTTGAATGGCCGGAAGTCCCGGTTAATAAGGTCGCCGTTGGTGCCGTCAAAGTAGAGACTGGCGCTGTCACCTTCACCCCCGGCACGACCGCTCTGGACGCTGCCAATATCACCGAAACCTACTACAATATCGTGGGTGGGGTTCCGGTCAAACCGCTGGCCAGCTAAACCTAGCTGATCAACCATGTGTTGAAACAGTAACGAAGCCGCCTTTCATATCGGGAGGCGGCTTTTGTACTATCTAAGGAGGAGTAATGAGTAAACAATACGGACAACTTGACATTGGCGATACCGTTACCGGCGACGCGATCCCGATGGATGAACTGAACATCGCTGGTGGAATTGAGCAGGTTTCTGAATTCGACTGGAGACAGATAGCCGAGGTCGAGAAGTTCATGAACGAGCGCCTGGTGATCCTGGTATTCCCGGATCGAAGTGAAGGAGCCCTGCGTGTGATCCGGCCCGAGGTCAATGGCCTCTGCCAGCCGATCCTGCGCGGAGTGAAGACCAAGGTGAAACGGAAATACGTCGAGGCATTGGCCCGGACAATCTCCACATCCTATGATCAGGTACAGCGTGATCCGTCTGACCGGTCGAGCCTGGAGATGATCCCGATGTCGAACCAGACCTATCCGTTCACGGTCATCCATGACCCGAACCCGGCAGGCCGTGCATGGCTTGAAGCGATCATCGCAGAGAAGAATTAAGGAGAACCCATGACCCGTCTGGAACTGGTGAAGAGGTTGAGTAGAGAATCAGGTGTCAACAAGGTCGGCCCCCCTTCCAGTGAAGGACAGGTCGGAACTTATCTTCAGCTGGTAGAGTGGATCGATGAAGCCTATGCGGCTATCCAGGGGGTACACGATACCTGGCGATTTCATAAAAATTCGTTCAGCAAGGCGCTTACGCCCGGCACCGCATTGTACGCACCCACGGCGCTTGATATCACAGATTTCAAACACTGGACTCCGGACGGGATCTCCTTATATGAAAACCTCGCAGACGAGGCTCCCCTTCACTGGCTTGAGTGGGAGGATTTTATATTGAATTTCGGGTTTGGTAATTACACGATTGAGACGCGCAGGCCCTCGGTCTGGACCAATGACCCGGATGATAATTTGAAGCTCTACGCTATTCCGGACAAGGCCTACATCATGAGGGGTGAATACTTCCAGAAGAACGATGTAATGACCCATGATGGGGATGTCCCAATCTACCATGAGGATTACCACATGGGGATCGTCTGGCGGGCGCTGATGTATTACGGCCTGGCCTTTGCCGAGAGCGATAAGTACACCGTGGGAATGCAGGAGTTCAAGAAGGTACTTAGGAATATGGAACGCAAATACCTGCCCAATCTCAGATACGGGAAGACGCTGGCATGAGCTCGACAAACAGGGGAATTCCGAAGGTTAAAGTGATCCCGCAGTTCATTCCATTCACGGGTGGTCTGGACACGGACACGCCTATTTTGCTGACGAAGCCCGGCTATCTCCGAGGATCTGTCAACGTATATGAAGGAATAACAGGTGGTTACTGGACAGCTCCTCCGTATGAGGCCTTCGATGGCCAGACGGCCCCTAGTGCGAACCAGCACACTCTCCTGCCGGTTACCGTGACCGGTGTCATTGCCGCAGGGGATACGCTCACGCAGGGCGCTGTCTCAGCTTATATCTTGGCCGCAACCAGCACCTACGTGATTTACACAGCATTGACTGGCGGGTCTTTCGCTGATGGCGCAGTATTCGTTGCAGCGGTTGAGGTGGGCACTGCTGCCATCGCTGACCTACAGGTTGATGGTGGCCCCACGGTGGCGCTCAGGGCTCAGTATCGGGCACTCGCAGCCGACTACCAGCGGGCCTTCATAGAGGCCATTCCCGGCTCCGGACCAGTGCGCGGGATCTGGTATTACGATGGAACGTATTATGGTTTCAGGGATAATGAAGCTGGAACAGCCATAGCCATGTACTCTTCGTCATCTACCGGCTGGACCTTGGTTCCGCTTGGGTTTGAATTGTCGTTCACCCTTGGTGGAGTTGAAACGATTA